GTGACCCAAATGACAATTCTATGGGTGGAATTGCATATAATAACAATACAAATAGTTTATCTATTGATTGTAATAATGCTGAAAGAATTAGTATTAATTCTAGTGGCAATGTAGGTATTGGAACAACAACTCCAGAAGATAAATTAGATATATTAGGTCGTTTAAGGATAAGTGACAATAAAACTAATAATACAAATAAAACAAATAGAATAAGAGCGGGGCATTATGCTAATGCTGAAGAGCCTACTACTATGCTATTTATGAACAATTTTGAAACCACTAATGAGTTATTTATTGGAGGAGGTTCTACTATTGAAAATGCAGCTACTACAATTAAGTTCTGGACAGGTGGAAATAACACCACCACTCAGGGTTCCGAAAGAATGCGTATTACTTCTGGCGGAAACGTAGGTATTGGGACTACATCGCCTGTTACTAAATTAAACGTTGTAGGAAATGTGTCTGTAAGCGCAACAAAAGCATATAGAATGTATAATGCTGCTAATAATGCGTGGGGGGAAATGAGTTTTGTTGAAGCTAGTAACATAATACAATTTAACAGAGGTATTCAAAATTCAGGCACAGATTTTAGATTGTCTGAAAATACTAATGCTTCTTTTGTTTGTGCTAATGAAGGTAATTTTGGTATAGGCGCTACAGACCCATTAAGAAAATTACATGTAGTCGGTAACATGGCTGTTAATGCTGGGACTGATGAATATTATGGTATTTTAATGACAGGTGGTGAAAGCGCTGATCCAAAAATTACAATTGGTGACTGGCATAATTCAAGTGCTACTATAAAATGGGATTCTACAGGTAATTATTTGCGAATAGATTCACAACATTCTACAGCAAACGCCCCAATTATATTTTCAGGAAATGACGCTACAACAGAATACATGCGTATTAATAGTTCAGGCAATGTTGGAATTGGAACTACTTCGCCTACCGCTAGATTAAATGTTAAATCTAGTGGCTCAAATATTGACGAAATATCTTTAACACATTCGGGTAACACAGTAAATATAGCTTCTCTTGGTCAAGAATCAGGACACGGAAGTTTAGTATTACGAAATAACAGTGGGGCAATACAAACTAGATTAAGTGCTGGCGTCAATAATTCTTATATTTTAAATTCTAATTTAGGTATTGGAACTACTTCGCCTAACGCAATACTAGATATCTCTGCTGGAACAAATTTAAATACAAGTTTTCGTCAATTAACTTTAGATAATTACTCAAATGAAGGTATAGGAATAACATTTTCACGTACATCATCTGATTCTGACTTGATGGCTTTAGGTGTTGTTAGTACAGATAAACTTGGTTTATTTTCTAGAAGTGGGCTTATATTTGCAACTGGTGGTACAGTTAATTACTCGGCAACAGAAGAAAGAATGCGTATTACAAATACTGGTAACGTAGGTATAAATAGAACATCTCCTGGTAATTTTACTGGTCTTACATTTACTGGTAAAATTTTAGATGTAGACGGTTTAATACAATCAAGACAGGGTATATTACAATTAGGAGGCTCTTCCTATAGAAAAGCAGCATTATTTACTTCAACAGGAACTGATGCACCATATTTAGATTTTAGAGTTGCTAGTAGCGGTACATCATCTAATACTACTGTGAGAATGAATATTAATTCTTCAGGTCGTATTAAATTTAACACATATGGATCTGGTACATTTACTGGAACTGCCGCATATGCTTTAGCAGTTGATAATGCTGGTAATATTATTGAAACTGCAGCTGGTGGTGGTGGATCTTTTTTACCACTTGCTGGCGGCACCATGGGTAGTAATGCAATAATCACAGGCACTGATAGTCTTATAATAAAAGCAGACAGCCAGATACTTTTTAGAGGAGACGCTGGAAGTAATATTGCGTCAATTAAAACCGTAAATACTGATTACGACATTATTGAGCTTCTTGATAACAACAGAATGAGATGGCGAGATGGCATGGAAATTTATCTCGATGACAGTAGTGCTACAAACTATATGATGTTCACTACGGAAACATCTGGTGCGGGTAATCACGCTTTGCATAGATTTGCTGGTTATGAATTTCAAGGTACTGGGTTAGGGAATAATACTATAATGAAACTAGTTGGCACTGTGAATGCTGGCTACGTAGAACTTTATCACAGTAATGTTAAGAAGTTTGAAACTACAAGCGCAGGGGTTACTATAACAGGAAGCTTAACCGCAAGCGATAGCTTAATTGCAACAAATTCTGTTATAATTGGCGCAAACTCAACTCCAGAACAAGTTGCAATATTTGAGGGGAGCACAAATGAAATGTGGTTTCAACAAGGTACCGCTGGAGGAACTGTAAAATGGCAAACAGATAATTTTGTAATACAAGGTTTTAATGGTAACGAAACTCAATTTACTTCAACCAGAAACGGCGCAGTAGAGCTTTACTATGACAATGCTAAAACGTTTTCTACTGCAAGTGGTGGCGTAACAGTTCATGGCACTAGTGCAACTTTAAATTTATTATCAGGCACAAATGCGAATAGTATAATTAATTTTGGTGATCCAGCAGACAATAACCCAGGTCAAATAATATATAGACATAATGGGAATAGTATGTCGTTTGATACAGCTGATAATGAGCGTATGCGTATTGATATGAATGGTAATGTTGGTATAAATACAACATCGCCTGGCGTAAAATTTGAAGTAATACATTCTGATACTGGTAATGGGTATAGTGATGGAGTTGCAAGATTCCACAACAACACTAGTAGTTCAATGGGTGGGGCTGCTGTTTTAAATGTCCGTAATTCTTACAATGCAGGCTTTGGAGGATTAATTAAATTCTGGACAGCAAGTATTATGTCTAGTGTTGGTAATATATCATTTAATAGCGGTAGAACAGCTGTAAATTATAACACCTCGTCAGATTATAGGTTAAAAGAAGATTATAAAGATTTTAATGCTTTAGATTTAACTTCTAAAATAAAAGTTTATGATTTTAAATGGAAAAATGTAAATGATAGAAGTTATGGAGTTATTGCACATGAATTAGACGAAATAGTACCTAGTGTAGTATCTGGAGATAAAGATGGAGAAGAAATGCAATCAGTTGATTATTCAAAATTAGTCCCAATACTTATAAAATCAATACAAGAATTAGAAGCAAGATTAGCTGCTTTAGAAAATTAAAGTAAAAAACGCGAAAATAGCGTAATAATATAAACATATAAAACAATTTAAAAAAAAAATTATGGCAAATACGTATAATTGGAAAATTAATGCTTTAGATACATATCCTTCTAAAGATGATTTAACAGATGTAGTTTATAACATACATTGGGGATTTGAAGCAGTTTCTGATAAAAAAAATAGTGATGGAGAATATCATATTGCATCATCTATAGGTACTTACGCTATTGGAGATCCTGAAAAAGAAGCCTTCACAGCTTTTGATAAGCTTACTGCAGAAATTGTAGAGAAATGGCTAGAAGACAGTGATATGGATATAGCAGCTATGAAAGCTTCGCTGGATGCGCAGTTAGTAGAAATAATTACCCCTACAAGTGTAACTAAACAATTACCAGTAGTAGAAGAAACGGAAGAAGAAACAGAGTAATAATAACAAAAATTAAAATTAAATTTTATGACAAAGAAAACAAATGATTTAAAAATCACAGACGAAGAATTAAAACTAATTCAAGAAAAAGTACAAGAAATTAATAATTTGCAAATGCAAGTTGGTGGATTGGAAATTCAAAAACAAATGGGTGTAATGCAAGTTAATCAATCGCAATCAGAATTAGTAGAGTTGCAAAAAACGCTTGAGGAAAAATATGGTAAAGTTTCAGTTAATTTAACTGACGGCACTATAAAAGAGATTGAAGAAGATGAGCCTAGTAAGGAAGATTAGTATTGGGCGAGATTATAAAAATGATGCAATGCACTACGCTGTAGGTCAAGAAGTTTATGGTGGTCATACTATATGTGATATAGTTGAACAAGATGATAAATTTTCTATTTTTATTAAGAAGAAAAACGAAGTTTTACCTTGGAAAGATTTTAATAAAAATATGGCCATTGCTGTTGAATACAATTTAGAGTATTAATGCAAAGTATATTTGATTTTATAATAAAACCAAAATCCAATAGATACGACAATACCAAACAAATCGGTGATTCAGAATTACTGTTAAATACAGAAATATCAGATCACCGGTATGTTAGTCGTGTTGGAATTGTTTTAGCTACACCTAAATACGAAAAAACTGAAATTAAAACTGGTGATGAAGTAATTGTTCATCATAATGTTTTTAGAAGATGGTATGATGTGTATGGGGTAGAAAAAAACAGTAGGAGTTATTATAAAGAAAACCAATACTTTGTAAAGTCAGACCAAATATTTCTTTACAAAAGAAATAATAAATGGCATGCACCTAAGGGTTATTGTTTTATTAAACCAATTGAATCAAATAATATATTATTAGAAAAAGAAGTTCCATTAAGAGGTATTATCAAATATGTTGATAGCGAGCTTAAAGATATAAATAAAGAAGATTTAGTTGGGTTTACGCCAAGCAGTGAATATGAATTTATTGTTGATGGCGAAAGATTGTATAGAGTGTTAACTAATTCAATATCTATTAAGTATGAACGTCAAGGAAACGAAAAAGAATATAATCCAAGCTGGGCATAGCGCAGTTAAAGAGCTTATAAAAGTTGCTAAAGAACCTATAGTTGAAACAGAAGATGATATATCTGCTGATAGATTAAAAAACGCTGCAGCAACAAAAAAATTAGCTATATTTGATGCTTTTGAAATACTTAATCGTATTGAAGAAGAAAAAGCATTATTAGAAAATAAACCCTTAGAAAACAAAGAAGTTACATTTAAAGGGTTTGCTGAAAGAAGATCTAAGTAATGTACAAGCAATCATTATACAGTGTTATAGAGCCTATAAAAATCAATACGATTAAAAGGCTTAATAAAGCAAAAAAGTGGAAATACGGCTACAATAAAGAGCATGACGTTATTGTTATAAGCAAGACGGGTATGATTGGAGAGATATATGAGATACAAAATCTTAAAATAGCTTTACCAAAACAACCTAAAGATATTTTTAAAGGTAATAATAAATGGGAAGTACAAAAATATCCAAAAGAATTAGATAAAATAAAAACAATATTTGATTGGCGGGATTTGCCATCAGATTTTAAAAATAATTGGCATGCGTATATTGATTCAGAGTTTACTAAAAGAGAAGAAGGTTTTTGGTTTTATAACAAAGACGTTCCTACTTATATTAGTGGCACTCACTATATGTACTTGCAGTGGACTAAGATTGACATCGGGAAGCCAGAGTTTCGAGAAGCAAATAGATTATTCTTTATTTTCTGGGAAGCTTGTAAGGCAGATCCACGATCCTATGGGATGTGTTACCTTAAGAACAGGCGTTCCGGGTTTTCTTTCATGGCATCAGGAGAGACTGTTAACCTGGCAACCATATCGAGTGACTCTAGGTATGGTATATTATCAAAGTCCGGTGCCGATGCCAAGAAGATGTTTACAGATAAGGTGGTTCCCATCTCTGTCAACTACCCCTTCTTTTTCAAACCCATCCAGGACGGAATGGACCGTCCAAAAACCGAGCTTGCCTACCGTGTCCCCGCAAGTAAATTTACCAGACGTAAGCTTACCACCAACGAAGCCATGGAAGACATCCAGGGGCTTGACACGACCATCGATTGGAAGAACACAGGAGATAACTCCTACGATGGAGAGAAACTTGCCCTCCTCGTACATGATGAAGCCGGCAAGTGGGAGCGCCCCGAAAACATACTCAACAACTGGAGGGTTACGAAAACCACATTAAGATTAGGTAGTAGAATAATAGGAAAGTGTATGATGGGTTCAACAAGTAACTCATCAGACAAAGGAGGTGAAAACTTTAAAAAATTATACCATGACTCAGATGTTACCAAAAGAAACCGCAATGGACAGACTCGCTCAGGACTATATTCTTTGTTCATACCTATGGAATGGAACTTCGAGGGATTCATTGATTCTTATGGAATACCTGTATTCGAAACACCAAGCACACTTGTTGAAGATGTACATGGAGATGAAATTGACATAGGTGTTATCGAGCATTGGGAAAATGAAGTAGAAGGTTTAAAAGGCGATCAAGATGCTTTAAATGAATTTTACAGGCAGTTTCCCCGTACTGAAGAGCATGCGTTTAGAGACGAAACAAAAAATAGCATATTTAATTTAGCAAAAATTTACGAACAAATTGATTACAATGATGAAGTCGCAAATCTGTCACAAGTTACCCTTGGCAGCTTTACGTGGAAAAATGGAATTAAAGACACAGAGGTACAGTTTACGCCAAACCTTAATGGAAGGTTTAAAGTCAGCTGGGTTCCGAATGTGAAATTACAAAATAATATTATAATTAAAAACGGTATAAAACATCCAGGTAATGAACATATAGGTGCGTTTGGGTGTGATAGTTATGATATATCTGGTACTACAGATGGCCAGGGTTCAAAAGGTTCATTACACGGTTTAACGAAGTTTAGCATGGAAAACGCCCCTGCTAATATGTTCTTTTTAGAATACATAGCTAGACCACAAACGGCGGAAATGTTTTTTGAAGACGTTTTAATGGCATTAGTATTTTACGGTATGCCTTTACTAGCAGAAAACAATAAACCAAGACTTTTATATTATTTAAAAAGAAGAGGCTATAGAGGCTATTCAATGAATAGACCTGATAAAGCTAAAAATAAATTATCAGTTACAGAAAAGGAAATAGGTGGAATACCTAACTCAAGCGAGGACATAAGACAAGCCCACGCTGCTGCAATTGAAACATATATTAACGATCATGTTGGTATTACTGGAGATGGGACATATGGAAACATATATTTTAATAGAACATTAAATGATTGGGCTAAGTTTGACATAAACAAAAGAACAAAATTTGATGCTGCTATAAGTTCAGGCTTAGCTATTATGGCTTGTAATAAAAATAAATACAAGCCTAATGTTGAAAGAATCAAATCAAAAGTAAATATTAATTTTTCAAAATACGAAAATAAAGGAACTACATCAAAAATAATAAAAAATTATGGCTGAATCAGTTATGAAAAACTACTTTCCAAGTCAAACGGCTAGCGATGATAAAAAGATCTCGATGGAGTATGGCTTAGAAGTTGCTAAAGCTATAGAAAATGAGTGGTTTAAAAAATCATCTGGTATTAACAGATATTTACAAAATCAAAATAATTTTCATAAACTAAAGTTATACGCTAGAGGAGAGCAAAGCATACAAAAATATAAAGATGAATTATCTATTAATGGTGATTTATCATATCTTAATTTAGATTGGAAGCCAGTTCCTATTATACCTAAATTTGTTGATATAGTTGTAAACGGTATAGCTGAAAGAACATATGATATAAAAGCATATTCGCAAGATCCATATGGCGTGCAAAAAAGAACAGCATATATGCAATCTTTAATGGTTGATATGGAAACCGTATCAATAACTGATTATATAGAACAAAATTTTGGAATAAATTTATCTAATACTCCTAAAGAAAATTTACCAGCTAATGATGAAGAATTGCAACTACATATGCAATTAAACTACAAGCAGGCTATTGAAATAGCTGAAGAGCAAGCTATTCAAACAATATTTAATCAAAACAATTACGAATTAACTAAGAAAAGATTCTATTATGATTTAGCCGTTATAGGTGTAGGTTGTGTAAAAAATATTTTTACTCAATCGGAAGGAATTAAAATAGAGTATGTTGATCCTGCAAATATAGTTTATTCAAAAAGTGAATCGCCTTATTTTGATGATTTATATTATATTGGCGAAATGAAATCAGTAAATTTAAATGAACTTAAAAAAGAATTTCCTGATTTAACTAATGAAGACATGGATCAACTGCTAAAAAATGGAGGCGGCAGTTATAATTTAACAAACAGATACACACAACAAGCAAGTAGAGCAGATAATAATACTATAGAAGTTTTATATTTTAATTATAAAACCTATATGAATGAAGTTTATAAAGTTAAAGAAACTTCAACAGGCGCAGAAAAAATTATTAGAAAAACAGATGCTTTTAATCCACCAACAACAGAAGGATTAAGATTTGAACGTATTGCTAAAAACGTAGAGGTTCTTTACGAAGGTGTATATATACCTGGAGCTCAAAAGCTTCTTAAATGGAATCTATGCGAGAATATGTTGCGAGAAAAGAGCGATGTTAATAAAGTAAAATTAAATTACTCTTTAGTTGCTCCTAGAATGTATAATGGAAAAATTGAATCTTTAGTTGGGCGTATTACAGGCTTCGCTGATATGATACAGCTAACTCATTTAAAAATACAACAAATATTAGCTAGAATGGTTCCAGACGGCGTTTATGTTGATGCTGATGGTTTAGCTGAAGTTGATTTAGGTAATGGAACAAATTATAATCCTCAGGAAGCATTAAATATGTTTTTCCAAACTGGTAGTATAATTGGTAGATCATTTACATCTGACGGTGATATGAATCCAGGTAAAGTTCCTATTCAAGAAATTAGTAATTCTGCAGGAACAAATAAACTAGCTGCATTAATAAGCACTTATAATTATTATATGCAAATGATTAGAGATGCTACTGGGTTAAATGAAGCTAGAGATGCTAGCACACCTGATAAACATGCTTTAGTTGGAATACAAAAATTAGCTGCTGCTAATAGCAATACAGCAACTAGACATATATTACAAGGTGGTTTATTTTTAACAGCTGAGACTGCTGAAAAAATATCATTAAGAATATCTGATGTACTAGAATATTCTCCAACCGCAAATGCTTTTATACAAAGTATTGGTGCGCATAACGTTGCTACGTTAGGAGAATTGTCAGAGTTACATTTACATGACTTTGGTATATTTTTAGAATTAGAGCCTGATGAAGAACAAAAACAAGTATTAGAAAATAATATTCAAGTTGCAATAGGTCAAAATAATATTGAATTAGAAGATGCTATTGATATAAGAATGATAAAAAATGTTAAGTTAGCTAATCAATTGCTTAAGCTTCGTAGGAAGAAAAAAATACAAAGAGACCAGCAAATAGCACAACAAAACATACAGGCACAGGCTCAAGCTAATGCGCAAGCGCAGCAAGTTGCAGCCCAAGCAGAGGTACAAAAACAACAAGCGTTAACTCAAAGTAAAATTCAATTAGAGCAAGCTAAGAATCAGATGGACATGAATAAATTAATGCAAGAGGCTGATTTGAAAAAACAATTGATGATGTTAGAATTTGAAATGAACATGCAGTTACATAACGCAAAAAATAATATTGAAAAAGAAAAAGTAAAAGAAAAAGAAGATCGCAAAGATGAAAGAACTAAAATACAGGCCTCTCAACAAAGCGAACTAATTAATCAACGTAAAAATAATTTACCACCTAAAAGCTTTGAATCTGGTGGGAATGATATTTTAAGCGGTGATTTTGGCTTAGGTGCATTTGAACCTAAGTAATATATAAATTGTATAATCATATAATATTTTATTATGGCAGAAAAAATTAAAGCAAAAGTTGTAGAGACTGAAGAAAAGTCTTTGCAAGAAAAAGAACAAGAAGTACAAAAAAATTCTGGATTCGACGAAGAATCTGGTATGTACAAAGTAGATTTAACACAACCACCTAAAAAAGACGAAGATGCCGTTCAAGAACAAGAAACAGAAGATAGCTTGCCTAGCGGAAGCGTCGAGACTGAAGAAGCTGGGGAAGAAGCCGAAGTGGGATTGCAAGAAGTACGACAAGAAGAAGAAGTAGAAGAAGTATCTAAAGAAACTGAAGAAGAAACGATATTAGAAGAAATTACAAATGAAGAAGATACAACTGACGATACAGGAGTGGATGGCAGCGATGAGGTTGCCGAGCCCGCACCGGAACAAGAAGAAATATTACAGGAAAACGAAGCACAAGAAAAAATAGAATATCCTGAAAATATTCAAGATCTAGTAAAGTTTATGAATGAAACAGGCGGAACTTTAGAAGATTATGTTGCGTTAAATAAAGATTATGAAAAATTTGAACAAATGGATTTATTGCATGAGTACTACACTCAAGCAAAACCACATTTATCAGTTGATGAAATTGCATTTTTAATTGATGACAAATTTTCATATGATGAAGAAATTGACGATCCAAAAGATATTAAAAGAAAAAAATTAGCTTTTAAAGAAGAGGTTGCGCAGGCAAAAAATCATTTAGAAAATCAAAAGGCTAATTATTATAAAGAAATAAAAGGCGGTTCAAGATTAACACCTGAAGCGCAAAAAGCTATGGATTTTTTTAGTAGATATACTGAAGAAACACAAGCTAATGAAAAAATAACACAATCTCAAAGGAATGTGTTTAACAATAAAACCAATTCGCTTTTTAACGATAAGTTCAAAGGTTTTGAATATAATGTCGGAGATAAGAGATTTAGGTTTAATGTGAAGAATGTAAATGAGGTTAAAGAAACCCAGAGCGACATCAATAACTTTACTAAGAAGTTCTTGGATAAAGAAAATAAGATGGCAGATGCTCCTGGTTATCATAAAGCTTTATTTACCGCGATGAATTCTGACGCTATTGCTCAGCATTTTTATGAGCAGGGTAAAGCAGATGCTATTAAAGAATCTGTTAAAACTGCAAAAAACATTAATATGAACCCAAGATCAGGGCATCAAGAAGTTCAAGTTGGTGGTATAAAAGCAAGAGTTTTAGGAGAAGATTCATCTGGAATTAAACTAAAATTAAAAAACTATTAAAACTTATTAAAAAATGGCAACAAACGTTTCATTTTCCGGCCCAGCGGCTGGAAGTATAGTTACTCCTGCAGCTCAAAAAATGACGCTACAAAGTAATTATTTAAATTTTCATACAGGCGGTGTAAACTGGGCACAACAGTATTTACCTGAATTGTATGCTCAAGAAGTTGAAAGATATGGAAACAGATCTGTTTCTTCATTCTTGAGAATGGTAGGTGCTGAAATGCCTATGGCTTCTGATCAAGTTATTTGGTCTGAGCAAGGTAGATTACACTTAGCTTATACTGGAGAAATTAATCCTGTTACAGGAGCAATCGATGCTATCGTAGGTATTGATTCTGGTGCAACAGAAGCACACGCAATTAGAAAAGGAGCTACTGTAGTGGCTGTGGTTAATAGCGTTGTATTTAAAGCTTTTGTTACAGCTGGTATCGAAACTGCAACTAACGCATTAACTATCAAGCCTTACGGTGCAGAGAATGTTGATGATTTAGCTGGTATCGCAACTACTGATAACCAAGCAATTAAATTCTTCGTTTATGGTTCTGAATTTAACAAAGGTACTGACAGTATGACTGATTCTGTAGAGCCTGTATTCAAATCTTTCACTAACAAGCCAATGATTATCAAAGATCACTTTGAAATTTCTGGTTCTGATACTGCTCAAATTGGGTGGGTTGAAGTAAGTGGAGAATCTGGACAATCAGGTTACCTATGGTACATGAAGGCTGAAGGAGACACTAGAGTAAGATTTGAAGACTATTTAGAAATGACTATGATTGAAGCAGAAAAATCACATGCAAATGCTGTAGCTGATGTTCCTGCTGGATCTGAAGGATTATTATCTGCAATTGCAAACAGAGGTATGGTAGCAACGAATCAATTTGATTCTTCTACACCTGCAGCTGATAAACTTGCTGAATTTGATTTATTATTAAAAGAATTAGACAAGCAAGGATCAATTGAAGAAAATATGTTATTCTTAGATAGAGACGCAAACTTATACATTGACGACTTACTTGCAGGATTAAACCCGCATGTAACTGGTGGTGTAAACTACGGTGTATTTGAAAATTCATCTGACATGGCACTTAATTTAGGCTTTACTGGATTTAGAAGAGGTTCTTATGACTTCTACAAAACTGACTGGAAATATCTTAATGATGCTTCTACAAGAGGTCACGTAGGCGGATTAAAAGGACTTTTAGTACCTGCTGGTACATCTTCAGTTTATGACCAACAATTAGGTAAAAACGTTAGAAGACCTTTCTTACACGTAAGATATAGAGCTTCTGAAGTAGATGATAGAAGAATGAAATCATGGATCACTGGATCAGTTGGCGGAGCTACTGCATCAGGTGTTGACAAGATGGAGATTCACTATCTTTCTGAAAGATGTTTAGTAACACAAGCTGCTAACAACTTTATCAGATTTGACTCTTAATAATTAATTTAAAGGAATGGGTGCTTCGGCACCCTGCCCTTTATTATAACTTTTATTATATTATATTATGGAAAAAACAAAAAAAACGCAACCTATTGAAAAGGTAGCGGCAAAACCTGTAGAGGTTAAAAAAGAAATAAAAAAACAATACAAAGACAAAGTGTATGAATTAAATTTAAATCAAACACCTATTGTGTATGTATTAAAAAGCAGAGGTCTTTTTTGGTTTGACGAAGAACTTGGTTATGAAAGAGAAATAAAATATTGTGAAAATCAAAAAACAATATTTGTTGATGAAATGAAAGGCCCAGAAAGATTAAGTCATATATTATTTAGAGACGGACAATTGTTTGTTCCTAAAGAAAAACAAACATTACAGAGTTTTTTAGATTTACATCCTTGGAATGGGCAAAAATTTAAAGAATATAATCCTGTAAAAATTGCTGAAGATGACATGGAGTATCTTGAAACTGAAATTGAAGCATTAAATACAGCTCAAACATTAGATATTGATCGAATGGAGGCTATATTAAGAACAGAAGTTGGAAATAAGGTATCTATGATGAGTTCTAAGGAGGTTAAAAGAGATTGCTTACTGTTTGCTAGAAAACAACCGCAACTATTCTTAGAATTAGCCAATGATGAAAACATAAATATTAGAAATGTTGGAATTAAAGCTACTGAAGCTGGAATTATAAAGCTATCAAATGACCAAAGAACATTTATGTGGGGTACAAATGATAGAAAACTTATGACAGTTCCATTTGATGAAAATCCATATTCTGCTTTAGCACAATACTTTAAAACCGATGAAGGTGTAGAAGTATATCAAACTATTGAAAAGAAACTAAAGTAAACAAAATGTAGGTGAGGCCTGCTTTTGTGGGCCTTAACCTATAATAAAAATATAATGGCAGTAAACGTAAACACAGTATACCAAAGAGTATTAGCTATAACAAATAAAGAACAACGAGGCTATCTTACGCCTCAGGAGTTTAATACCATTGCAAATCAAGCACAGCTTGACATATTTGAGCAATATTTTTATGACTTAAATCAATTTAGCAGAATACCTGGCAATCAAACAGAGTACTCTGACATGGTTGAAATATTAGAAGAAAAGATAAGTTTATTTGAAAAACAAGGCTCAGTAACTAATAACGGAACAACTCTACCATCAGATTTATACAGATTAGGATCTGTATTAACAAACTGCCCTGCTTGTCGCGAAGCAGAACAAATAACCCAAAGAGAATGGTTATATATAAAAACTTCACCAATTTCTACTCCAACAGACGAATATCCTATTTATATAAAAGACAATACTGGAATAAAAGTATATGGTTCTAATAATTCTCAAATAACATCTGGAGTATATGCTAACTATATAAAAACACCAGCTACTGTTTCTTGGGTTGCAAATTCTACAACAGGACTATATCTTTCTAATAGTTCGGTAGATTTTGAATTACATGCTTCCGAAGAAACGGAACTAGTAATTAAAATATTAGCATTAGCGGGTATAATAATAAAAGACAACTCTATTTATGCTGTTGCTAGTGGAGAAGATACAAAAAGTGTACAACAAGAAAAAGCGTAAAACATGGCATTTATAACTCAAACAAATTATCAATATTATAATACTGGGCAAAAATTTACAGCAACTGCAAATCAAACTCAGTTTTTATTAACATTAGATCCTCTTCCAACATCAAAATCAAAATTTAATGTTTTTATAAATAATGTTGAGGTTGATGATAACTTATATACATATACTTCAAGTGGTAATAACGCTGGTAAAGTAATATTTTCTGCCGGTCGAGCAGCAGGAGATATTGTTCAAGTTACACTTTCTAATCCTGTTATTGCTGGAAATTACAGATACATATCTTTAAATGATATAGTTGGAAACTTTATGGTATCTTATGTTGGTAAAGATAAAATAATACCTAGAATAAAAAGAACTGATGTTTTATTTCATGCTAAAAGAGGTATACAAGAATTTAGCTATGATATAAGTAAAGTTGAAAAAATACAAGAAATAGAAGTTCCTGATTCATTGGCTATGGTAATGCCGCAAGACTACGTTGATTATGTTCAAATATCTAGAATTGATGCTTTGGGTGTAGAACATCATTTATATCCAGCAAGATTAACTTCAGTGCCTTCAGAATCTATTGCACAAGCTGGTGATTATACATATTTATTTGACGATGATGATAGTCTTTTAAAGCAGACACCCGCAACTCAAACAAGATTTAAACAAGCAGATATGGATAATGTAACTGCTACATTTATTGACGATTCATTAGATGATATAGATAGTTTAAATGCAAGAGCAAATGAATATGGTAGAAGATATGGAATAAATCCTGAGTTAGCAACAAGAAATGGTAACTTTGTTATTGACGAATTAAGTGGGAAAATACATTTTAGTGCTGATTTAGTTGGCAAAGTAATAACATTAAAATATGTTTCTGACGGTATGGGTACTGATGCAGAAATGAGAGTTCATAAATTTGCGGAAGAAGCAATATATAAGCATATAGTGTATGCTGTTATGAGTGCTAGAGCAAATTCTCCAGAATACGTAATAGCAAGATACAAAAGAGATAGATTTTCAGCAATGAGAAATGCTAAATTGAGATTATCTAATATAAATCCACGTGAACTTGCACAAGTAATGAGAAATAAATCAAAAGTAATAAAACACTAAGATATGCCAGAAATTAAAAATGCTTTTATTAAAGGTAAAATGAATAAAGACCTTGATGAAAGATTGATTCCTAATGGTGAATATAGAGATGCTGTAAATGTTGACGTTGACTTTTCAGAAGGCAGCGACGTTGGGGCGTTAAAAAGTATTTTAGGCAATACTCAAAGAGATACAATAAGTTTGCAAGGTGCAAAATGTATTGGTACAGTAAAAGATATTGAAAATAATAAAATATACTGGTTTATTACATCTTCATCAAAGGATTTAATAGCGGAATGGGACTATCAAACAAATACATATGACACAATAATAGTTGATCAGGGTAATGTATTAAATTTCAATATAAATAATTTTATAACTGGTGTTAATGTTATTGATGGTATTTTATTTTTTACAGATAATTTAAATGAACCAAGACAAGTTGATATAGAATATTGGAGAAGTCAAACATCTGGGTCAACAGGAACAAGCACTGGGCTAAGTGCGGAAAGAATAACAGTTATTAAAAAATCTCCTTTAGCCGCACCAACATTAAACATGAGTAGTTCTACAAGAGGAGGTAATGGTACTACAGGCGGTAATACCGTAACTTGCTCCATAAATTTAGCTGCATCATCAGGTAGTGATTTACAAAATGCAAAAGATGCAGGAGCAACTGTTAGTGGTACATTTAGTTCTAACCCAAACTACCAGGCAAATGATGTTATAGTATTTAGCTTTGAATTTACTGCAGGAAGTGGAGATATAACAAAAACAGAAGCAAGAATAAAAATGGCCTCAAATTATAACGGAGGCACAAGTTTTTCAAATGCGGAAATATTAACAATAAGTAAACAAGTAAGAGGAGCATCAGTTGCATATACATGTTTATTACAGGAAGATGACCCTCTTTTTGAACTTAAATTTCCAAGATTTTCATATAGATACAAATATAATAATGGACAATACTCCTGTTTAGCTCCATTTTCTAACCCAGCATTTTTACCTAATCCAACAGTAGGGGGAGGTTCTGGATTTGAATATAACGCAGAAGATGGATTTAATAAAGCAATGGTAAATACTTTGCGTTCATTAACATTACAAAACTTAAACGACAATATTCATGCAGATGTTGATGAAATTGATGTAATATATAAGGAATCCGTAGGTAACAATGTATATATTGTAGATACCATAAAAAGACAATCTAATGGCTCAATAGCTTCTACATTTGAAGTTAAAGATGAACAAATATTTAAAGTTTTACCATCAAATCAATTATTAAGATTATTTGATAGCGTACCTAAAAAAGCTAAATCACAAGATGTAACCGCAAATAGATTAATATACGGTAATTATACACATCAATTCAACTTACCAGTTGCACCTGTAACATTTGATATAGGCTTAAGAAACAGATATAATCCAACAGATTCAAATAGAAATGAAAGACAATCTATAAAATCAAACAGAACATATCAATTCGGTGTTGTGTACATGGATGGATTTGGAAGACAAACTCCCGTCCTTACAGATAAAACAGGTATTATAAAGGTGCCACAGGGCCAAGCAAAAAATATGACTAAATTTGCTGCTAAAATTACTTCATCAGCACCTAGTTTTGCAACAAACTACAAATATTTTATTAAAGAAATATCTTCTGTACAATATAATTTATGTGCGGATAGTTTTTATCAAGATGAACAGGGATATGTATATGTTTCATTTCCGTCTGCAGAAATAAATAAAGTTGATGTTGATGATATATTAATATTAAAGAAAAAAACCGGCAACGACCCTTCTGAAATTACAGATAAATTTAAAGTATTAGATAAGCTTACAACACCACCTGCATTTTTAGCAAAACCTTTAAAAGAGTATTATTCGCCAACAACATTTACATTTAGTAGAGATTTTGAACAAGATCATGATCAGTTAACTATTAAACCAGGATCTACACCAGTGCCTGATAAAAATAGAGTAACTATTAGAGATTTTCATAATAAGGGTGAATTAAAAGTAGCAAGCGCAACTGCAACAATGGGTGCTAACGATAGAGGGGTTTCAAAAGACGCTTATGCTGCGGTTGCTATTGGTAAAAAAGTTAGATTTATTTGCGGTGATACGCAAAGTAAAGTTTACGAAGTGAAATCTAGAGAATTAAATTTAGATGGAAACGACGATATTGAATTGCATTTTACAGAAGAATTTGGGAATGATGTTATAGGTTTATATGAAGATTTTATCAATAACCCTACTACAACAGCAGTAAGGCCAGGTATACAATTAATAGGCGTTGAAGAAAAAGATGAATCGGGTAAAGCAGAATTTGAAGGTAGATTTTTTTTAAAAATAAAAGCAGATGATAATTTATTATCTGAATTAGTTGGAACAAATCCTGCAAATTTAAATGCTATAGCTACAACTAATGGTGTTGATGGTGATCCACAAGCAAGCCCTAGTGGAACATCTGGTGTACCTGGCAATCCGGATAGACAATATGCAATAAGATTTGGCGGTAAGGGCGGGGCTAATTCTTCAACAACATCTGGTACTGCGGCTAGTTCAGGTGGTTTTAGTACATCTGCTGGAGGTAGATCTGCAATTACTCATTCATCTTTTG